CGCCGTAATTACCACCAGGGCCACCCGCAGCTGTTCCACCGCCACCGGCACCACCGCCACCTGAACCGTGCGTCGCATCCCATTCGGTTCCGTTGCCGCCTGTTCCACCGACGCCTGTGCCGCCAGTTCCACCTGCGCCGCCCGATGTAACATCGCCCTGGCCGCCGTTCGCACCGTTATTGCTGTTGCCACCCGTTGCGCCAGCGTTGCCATCACCATGCGATCCAGCAGCGCCACCGCCGCCTGCACCACCGTTTAAGGTATCGCTGGAGCCACCACCCGCACCGCCAGAATTCTTTGTCGAACCGACGCCACTTGTTTTGTTGCCACCCGCGCCGCCGGTCAGGCTATTAAGCGCAGCACCTGAGCCGCCTTTTGCTCCGCAACTTGATGCGGCGAGATTCGCGCCATTGAACCAGGTATCTCCACCATTGCCGCCCGAGGCTCCGCTGGTGCCTGTGCCTGCGGCACCGATGGCAATCGTGGCTCCATTGGATGCGCTGACAGTTAGAGCTTTGCTATAGCCGCCGCCGCCGCCGCCGGAAGCATCGCTCGATGCGGCAGTAGTACCTGAGCCGCCGCCACCACCACCGATGACTTCGACCGTATCGGCAGTGCCCGGCCAATCACCCGGCGCCGTAAACGTCGACCCCGATAGGATGAATATCGTGGTGGACATTAGACCGGCTTAGGCAACGTCGCGGGTGCCACGAAGATATTAGGTGGCGTGAATGTCCATGTTTGATCTGCGGTAGCGTGCGCAACGAGCGTGCAATTAGGGACTGCATCTCCGCAAGACGGGTCAGCGATTAGCGAGCCGATAATGTTGTTGTTTGCATCAATGATGCAGTAGCGATCATTCGCGGGCGTTTTGCCGGTGAGCGTCGTTACCGCTGACTGCCAAGCGGCAAGCGTATCGGCCCCGCTGCCTTGCTTGTTGTAAACCATCACGGCCTCGCCAGCGCCAGCCTTAGCTTGTGCGAGGAATGCGATTACATTTGGAACGATTGCGTTTGGATCGATGACACGGCGTACGCGACCTGTGGCGACGCTATAGACAATCGCCTGAATGGTCACTTGTAACCTAGCAGCGCACTGACTTCGTTTGCCGCAACTGAAGTGTTGTCATTGAGCGCAACACCCGCCGTAATTGCATAGGTGATGCCGGTTCCCATTGCAATCCCCTTATCGATATTGATCGCGATGCCGGCACCGGCTGTATTTCCGGGAATGACAAACTGAAAATCTGCGTTGGTCGTGCCCATCGTCACGCCCGCAGAAGTGTTATTGAAAATCTTCAGATATCTCGCAGCAGCGTTCGTGTTGGTGACCACCACCGTAAACAATTGACCAGCGCTGCCCTTGGCCTGCGTCTTGTTGTTACTTGCCGCCGAAAGCACATAGCTGAAGGAAAGACCTCCTGAAGTTCCAGGCGTATCAGTCACGAGCCATGGCGTCGTATTCGCTGTATTGCCTGGTTGTACCGTCCATGTGCCAGACTGAATCGCTGGCTGACCATTCGACATGGTCGGCTGATCGGTCGCGAGCACGACCCTGAGCGTGCCTGCAGACTTGTTTCCAGAGTTAGTGTCGGTCGTCGTTCCCGCGAGCTGCGCCACATTGACTGATTGATTCGCTGAGAGCGACCAAGCGCCGGACTGCGTTGCAGCTACCGTGCCTGAAACAGGCTGTGTCGCCTGCCAGAACGTGCCGCTAACAGGCTGCGTGACTGCAGAGCCATCGATTCGCAGCGCGCCAGCCGTCGTGAGCGACAGCGGATTACTTTGTGCCGTCGTATAGGTTGGCGCAGCTGTGGTAACCGCCCCCAGCGCCAATCCACCCTTCTGGCCGGATGTCGTAGAGCCCTGCGCGACCTGTAGCCCGGTGACACTCGCATCGAGCGCAAGCGTACCTGTTGTTCCGATGTTGGCCGTAACCGCCCAAGTCCCTGACTGCGTGACACCACCAATAACATTGGCACCCGCAGGCAATGCGCCCGTCTGCACAACCGGTAGTGCATTCGATGCTGATACCTGAACAGGTGCGGCACCTGCGACCGAAAATCCAATCTTGACGATCTGATAATCGACCGCCGTTACAGTGTCAGTGCCGAGGGTTGCGCCACCCGTACCGGCATTAAGCGTAATGTTTGACATTAGCTTCTGAGACTGGCCGGGATCTCAGTTGGTAATGCTGGTCTGAACTCATCAGGAGATAAGGCCAATTCCTCGGGAATGCGAATACGATCAGCCATCGGCCAATGAGTGCTCGTATTTGGCATGTAGTTGCCATTCACATCAAGCGGACGAACGCCAAACTTGCCATCGCTTTTTTGATGATCCAAAACGCCCACACGGCCATCGACCAAGATCACCACAAAAGTCTGATGACCCAATGGTCGATTAACGACTGCAGAAGCGGCGAATTCAGCTCGAGTCCAAAATGACTTGAGCCACGCGATAAACTTATACATTAGTAATCACCGCTATTTTCTGCCCGGAAGTCACGCCGAAATACTCGGTCTGGTTGGCGGCGAGGCGCTTGTTTGTTGTGGTTGCCGTCGGATTGGTTCCTATAGCAACTGAGCAAATGGCATCAACATGCACACGAATGAATGTCGTTGATGCATTGAAAGCACCGCTTTGCGTCGATGAGCCCGCAATCGCAACCGTCTGCTCAGCGACCACCGGCTCCTGTGGTGCCTGTCCGGCCATTCGCGTTGAGCCCAGAGCATGCAGCACATTCGCAATGGCTGAATATTCAGCCACGTATAGCGTTGCCATTTAGAGCAGAGAAGTGGGCAGCGTGATGTTCTCTGGACGATCGACATTCACGAGATAAATCTCACCTGCCGTTGGCACAATGCCACCGCCAGTATTGTTGCTGAAGGTAACGGCAAGCGTATCGGTCGCACTTACTCGAGCGTTAACGATCCCCAAGCCAGCCTGCGTCGTTGGCTTCGTCACATTGACGAAATCACCAACCAATAGACCGCGAACGGTAAAGGTTTGCTCCGCCGTGGTATTTGCACCAACAGAAGCGGGCGAAAGTGGTACACCGAGCAGCGCAGAGAACACCAGGTTCCCACGAACCACATTAGTTGAAGGCATGTTTTCACTCCAAAAGAAAGGGGGCCGAAGCCCCCTATGTGGTTAGTTGCTAGTAATAGCCGCAGGCAGGGATGACAACGTGCCCGGCGTCACTGAGGCGCTCTGAATAAAGCGCGCGACAGTAATTAACCAAGTACCTGATGGCGGCGTGACTGAGCCTGCAGTTGGATTGACAAATTGCACATAGAATTTGTCATTAACCGCCGTATCGACGCGATACCCGGAAATACCGACGCCTGCAGTCATGCTTGGCGGACTAATCGCTAAGATCACATCGCCGGCCAGAATGCCGGTCGCTGCAGTGGCCTGAGATGCGCCATTTGATCCGAATGATTGTTCCGCAGTCGTAATGGTCGCGACCGCAAGCGGCGTCATTGACACCGCAATCGTTTGAATGAATTGATGCGTACTACGTGGCGCTTCGGTATTGACTGTCGAAACCGAGGCCGGTCCTGGATTTGCCATGATTGATATCTCCTAAAGATTAGCCCATGACTCGGCAGGCGAGCTCGGGGTAGAGGGGGGCCCAGCCATACAGAACATCGACACGTGCAGGAAGCGCATCGTTGTTGATGGTGTACTGCCGAACAAAGCGCATCGTCATGCCGCCGTTTTTGTCGGTTGCACGTGCTGCCATATCCACGCCCGTAGGCATCAACAAGTCAGCCATCGCGAGGGTGAAGCTGTTCTTATGCAGCACAATATTCTGCGGACTCACAGCGCCTGCAGTACCGACCACGGTGATGTTTGCGGAGGCTGTGATACCTGCGCCACCCGCAACGAACACGTTCTGGAACTGTCCGCCGTAGATCGGCGCCGGGAAGATATCGACCGAGAGCAAGCCAGCACCTGAAGTGAAGGTGCCAGGCGAACCCAAGCCCTGATAGGTCGTCGATTGCGCAGCGGTTGCGCCGTTGGACGGCAATACAACGAACTGACGCAGACGATTCGAGCCCCATACGCCGCGATTTTGCGGGTTAACCGCATACACGCCAGCAATGGTGAACACATCACCCACGTTCAATGCATTGACGCCGTTAGACCAGCCCTTGGTATTCAGCACATAGTGCGAAGCCCAGCCAGAGGCCAGACCAGGTGTTGGCGATGCCGATGCTGATTGTGGCGAGCCGCCCTGAGCGCCCACGGTATAAGCGACCACGTTCTGGTCCATATACCAATCGAGGCCGAGGGTATTTTTACCCAGCAGTCCGCTCTGGAACATGCCAGCGACCGCTGCTTGTGGATTGAAGAGGCCCTTGAGTGCATCCGCCATCGAAGCTTGTGTCCAGGGGTCCAACAGAATCGCTCGCTGACCATCACGCGGGGCCGCTTCGCTATCGAGTACTGCACCCGCCTGGAGAAAGGAGAGGGCTGAGGTTGGCGCATTACCAGGAACGCCAATTGCATTCGCAATATTCTGATACAGCGTAACCTGCCCATCGCGATCGATCTTATTCGCAACAGTGGCTTCCGCGGGCATGATGATGCGGTCTTGATATTCATCGATGCTCAACGTCAGATCCTGAGTCGTGAACTGCGTATCGACGTGGAACTGCGTGGTAAGCGTGACAGGAATGAAGGTCTCATTCGTGTCTTCAACGTTCAGCGCAGGTCCCGTCGTACCGATATAACGAGGCGGTTTGCGCACATTGACGGTTGCGCCAATTTTGGCGCCAGCCACCGCGAAACGATCGTCGTATTCGCGCGTGACTTGGCCTGCAGTTGTGAGCTTGTTCTGCAGCACCATAAGGTGCCGGTTCGTAATTTGACTTGTGGTCAGTAAAGTATTAGCCATGGTGAGAGATTCCTAATGCGTGTTAGTGAACTCCCCGCTTGCGCGCCTGCTCGGCCAAATAGATGGCTTTCTCCTCTTCGAAAGTCCGTTGTCCTGGATCTTTCTCGATGGGAGAGGAGGCATTTCTTAGCGGGGTGATGGGTTCTGGGGCTTTGGAGCGCTCAATGGAGCCATTTACCTTGGGCTCGGGCGTTTCCGCCTTCACTTCGGTTTTTTTTTCCAGTTGAGTCTCTAATTTGCCGATGGCCGCAATGGCCTTGATCGGCGAGAGCTTGTTTAGCTTCTCAAGCTCTTCAGGATGCGTCGCAAAGTGATATGCCAAGCGTGCGCTTTGATCTGATTCCGAGATGGCGGTCAAAATATGACCTGCTGCCGGAAATTCGGCGGCTTCTAACACCTCGATAGCATCTGGAATCTCTTCAGCTAGTTTTTCAACTGCTGCTCGAAACTCACGAGCGCGTGTGTTTTCTGCCTCTCTCGATCGAATCTGCGCTTGCTCAGCTTCCCAAGCTTTGCGTTCCTGTTTGACAGTCCAGGTGGTCAGTGCCTTTGCGTATTTGATCGCATCTTCGAAGTCTTCAGGCTTGGGTTCCGCGTCTTCTTTCGGAGCTTCCACGGGTTTGGCCCGCGCTAATTGCTCTTCGAGATCACGTGCGCGCTTCTCGGCGGCTAATCGCAGGTTGTATTCGTTCTGAGCAAACTCATCCGATTCCTTGGCCTTTCGGGTGAGTTCATCAATACGAGGTTGAACCGGCTTCGGCTGCTTTCGCTCGCGCTTGCCTTCAGCATCGACTTCTGGATCTTTAGGCGCTGCCTCAATCTTATCCTCTCCCGATCCAACGATCGGCACAGGCTCAACAGCCGCCTTCTCTTTCAAATACGAATTGGCAAGTTCACTCTGGTCTATCACTTCAATCGCCATGGATTACTCCACGAATACAAGCCCCTGACGCGCTCAGGTAACGGGCAATAGGATCTCCATCTCGCTGGATGCCATCCCAGCAAGACGCTACAAATTCAATCGGTGATTACTGGACCGTTTCGGTCTTGACGCCCTTATTGATCAGGGCTTTCGCGGCTTGTTTGTCGTGCTCTGCTTCAACATGAGTGTTGAGCAATGAGCCTGCGACCTGTATTTCAGCCACATCGCGCTTCGTGACCGAATTAACTTCGACCTCATGCATCCAGCCTTCGAAGTCGCGCTTCGAATTGGCGTCATCGGTCTTAGCTTTAAGACCTGCCTTTTCGCGCTCCACTGCCATCCAGCCGTGCTCAATGCCTTGCTTGGTCTTAAGCTCGAGTTCGAGCGCCATAGCGTGTTTCTGCATCTGATCGAGCTGCTGTTGCAGACTCTTGATGAGCATTTGCGCTTGCGGTGGAACGTCAGATTGTTTATCGATCTGCGACATTGGATTGGCAGCCGCCAATCGGTCGGCAATATCGCTTGCACCATTGACATCCAATTGTCTAACAACGACATCATCAGCCACCGCGGCAATCTTCTTGCCTAATTCAGTGCTCAAGAGGCCCAACAGTGTCTCCGAGCCCTCCTGGCGTTTAGTCTGATAACCAGGGCCCGTATCCATCACAACATCGTAATAGCCCACAGTGATATCATTCTTGACCTTGATGACCCCCTGCGTGACCGGATCAATCTGCTTTTCATTCAGCACCGCCGACTGAGGTAACCCATCCTCGCCGATGATGCGGATCATGCGCTGCGTGTCGTAAATCTTTGGAATGAGATCCAACAGAATGCAGCCAGTGAAACAAATGGAGCGCGTCTGGTTGTCGTAGAAATCGAAGTGACTGATATCCGACATCGCTTGACGCTGACGTATTGCGCGGCCCGAGATCACCTCGCCCTGCTTATCCATGCCAGGCTCTTGCGACATGCCGGCAACTGCAAGCAAGTCATGCTCCGCACCCTGCGCGGCGGTTGCCATGCCTGATTCAATCGGTACAGGCGCTTGTCTCTGCGGCGGCGGCAATAGCTCGCCATTCGTGCCCGTGACGGGCTTATAAGTGAGCCGCGAATAGGTCGCCTGGTTAGCGCTGTCCCATTCTTGTTCGTAGCCCTCGGCCTGACCTTCGGCCATCAACCATGGTGCTTTAGGCGCCAGCGCATAGCGCTCTGTTTCCGTCGTGCGCCAGTAGTTGTACATGCGGGCCGGATCTTTGAGCTGACGCACCATGCCCTGCCGCATGATCTTGCCTTCGATGTTCAGGCGTCGGCCCTCGCATCGAACGACCGGAATGTATTTTCCCGCCCACTCCTTTTTCTCAAGAACCTTTGCGCAGTTGAGCTTGAACCATTCCACCTTGCGCTTGAACGAGGAGCGAGAAATCTGCTTACCATCCTTATCGGTGGCGATTTGATAGCCACTGGCTTGCATGCTCTCAGCCGATGGCAGATCAGATGCAAAGCGAGTGCTGCCGTCGCTCATCTGATAGAGCGTCTCAGGCTTTTGCACAATGCGAAAATACTCTGCAATGCGTACATGAGTGATCTGACTGCCATTTCGGCTCACCCATTCGGCTGGCGCATCTCCCAATCCCGCTAACTCGATGCCGCTGTCATAGCCCTGACCGCGTGCGTCATCGATCTTCATCATATCCGTCACGACAACCCATTGAGCATCTGACCCATCGGGGCTAATCGCAGCGGGGTCCATGTATACCGTGAATTGATTCGAGATCTCATCCAGATAGATCTCTTGATCGAAGGAACGGTCCTCGACATACTTCGTGCAAACGCGCCAGTAGCCCCAGCCGCCACGTACGGCGCATTCAGCGCCCGTGTCATAGGCCAGGTCAGCAGAGCTCGAGCTATTGTTCTCGATGTGCCTAATAAGGCCCTGGATTACCTCGGCGGTCTTTAGGTCGGCTCCATCGTTGATCGGATGGACCTTAATACGCGGTCGCTGCTGCCTCAGGTTGTTACACACCCGGCGCACAAAAGTGTCGGTGTGATTGATCGTGAGCATGGGACGATTGAGACCACGGGAGCGAATGGCCGCATCATCCCACTGCTCATTCCCTTCAATGTTCAGGGAGAACTTGATGTCGTCAACAGCATTCTGGCGGTTCGTACTCTCGGCATCAATCGCAATCCGCAGTCGTTCCATGCACTCGTCAATGATCGACTGATTCGATTCGCTCACGACAAGGGCATCAGCTTTTGAACTGACCAGCCGCGAAAATGCGCTGCATTAGAGCTGCGCCAAAATATCGCTCTCTGCATCCAGCCGAACTCATCCGTGTTGATGCGATAGGCCCATGCGTAAGAAGGAAGGCGAATGATCAGTTGGTAATATCGACCGTTCTTACCAGGAACATTCATCCAGTTTAACCAACGCGCCTTTGCGACAGCACTGTAATAAGTTCCCTCAACATACTCAGCCTTGGCCTCAATCCAACGACAAATGTTGTCGAGTATGAGCTTGATGATAATAGCCGCGCTCATGTCATCCACGAGCCAGCGCCCACCGGCGCCTGTCGATGCACTTTCACAGGCTTAACGATCGCAAATCGCTTCATCATCATGGCATAACGGGTTGCTGAGAGCAGATCGTCATTCGATTTCACTATGAGGCCATCTTTCCTGTGAAACAGATTGAATTCTTCGAACCAGTCGCGCAGATGAGAAAACACCTGCAAGCGCCCAGTATTCATGCGATCCAGCATCTCCATTACGCCAGCCTCAAGGCCATTCGTGCCGTCTTCAAACGTTGCACGCTGTGGCATAAGCTTTAATCCCTGAGATCTATATTGAGCCGCTAGCTGCTCGCCTGAGCCCTTATCGTGCTGCAAACCATCGTGCGGCCAGCTCCATGGCAACCATTCGCCCCAGGGCTTCACAGTGCCTGCAAACATCAACGGCGTTTGTGCTTTAGCCCGATGAGTGGCAGTGATGTAGAGGACATCGGTGTCTCTATCCCACGCCATTCGCACCGCGGCGCTCGGATGATCCCAGCCGAAGTCAATGCCGCAGAGTTGCGGCCAATGCGCAGGGATCTCGAACGCCTTGCAAGTGATGTCCTCCTCATCAAGCGGGAAGACTCGGCCACTACCGAGCTGCGGTATGCCTTTGGTGCGGGCATCGCGCTCGAATGCGGGATAGCTCGCGATGATTGCAGTGCGCTGTTCCGGTGAGTAATGCGCTACATCGTCAATCGTCATTTGGGTCACGTGCGTGCCCGGAACCTTGTCCAATAGGAAGCGCTTGACGACTTCGGACATGCCCAAGAGCGGCGTGAAGGTCGTAAACACCATGCCGCCAGTCGCATTAGTGCGCGTTAAACCTTCGGTGTACACATCAAGGGGCGGCTCCTCATCGAACCACACAAGGTCCAATGTCTCGCCCTGCCACTTCTCACGGCCTTTCTCGTAAGACTTAAGGCCAATATGCGATACACCACCGCTTGCATGTCTTACGGTGATCGAGTCCTGTAGATCAGGCTGACCACGCGCAGGGGTGACATCGATCAGCGCATCTTTAGGAATTGCGCCCGTGCCGAACTCATTTGGACGACCCAGCAAAATACGCTGTGGATTATCGCGGGTGGACTCGCCTGTGATACCTGCTATCCAACCGATGATCGGCTTATCGAAACGCCTGCCTTTCCACCAATCGGGATAACGACCCGTGGCATGCATCGCATATTCAAAGCCAGCCGCTAGCGTCTTGCCTAATTGGTTGCCCGCCATTAGCAGGCGTTCGCGGTACTCAGCACCCGCGGCGTGAAAGTCGTCCTGCTTATTGTACGGTTGGTAGCTCGAGAGCTTGTTCTCGGCTTCCCGCTTCGCCAGTTCCGCTTTGATCGCCTTGGCTAGCGAGATAGCTTGTGAGGGCGTTAAGGGCTGCAATCAGTTCCTCGGTCGCCATGTCTTCCATGGGCCGCTTCAGTTCGATCTCTTTGGGACACAGCGCCGCAATCGCTTTGATGTAGGCTGCTGGATTATCTTTGCGGCAATTCTCAATCGCTTTCTTGCCGTGCGTATCAAAGTCTTCGGCAAGCTTGTTGAGGAATGCCGCTGTGAGTCGTGTACGCGCGGCAACTGGACGACCGCCAGGGTTGCCTGACTGTCCAGGCTTCCATTGCGTTTCTTTGGGGGGCGGGGGAGCTGCCATTGCCGTGTTACTGAGGCTCGACAATTCCGCAGACATCCGCTTCCTGACAGATCACATGCACCTCCGTGCCGATGACGATCTGCGGGAAGTCGTAGCCGTTTAGCTCCAGGCCTCCGAGCTCGACCACATCTCCCACTTTCACTTCCGTGGGAATGACTCGACCGGTCTCGCCTACCTTGTAGGTTTCGCCCTTGAGGTCTTTGTAGTAGCGCTTCTGATACGCGCCAGGGCCGACAGCAATAACCTCACCGCGTAATGGCTTTCGCTCATCACCTGCAATAAAGATGATTTTGCTTGGAGTCCAGTTCAGTGGTTTGACCACGATGCGATCACGCAATGGGCGAATTGTAGCGCCAGCATCCACCCAATCATTGCGCTTGCGCTCTATGCGCACACCACTTGTGCTCATGCTTTCCTCTGCTTGCGATATTCCGCAAAGGTGCGGCGCTTTGGCGCGGGCTTGCTCGCAGGCTTAAGCATTCGGCTGATGAAGTCAGCCAGTGTTTCAGTCTTGGGTTGGGTCATTGGATAAAAGCCACGCTTCGCCGCCTATCACGTATTTGTGGCGCTAAATAGCATTGCGGGTGGTGGCTGCTGTGAATAGATTCCAGCAGTAATAATTGTGCTCTGAAAAGACATAACATCAAGTTAATTTGTGAGCCGGGCATAGACAAACCACTGTGCTGCCTCCAGTCGGTTGCGATATTTGCTCGTACTCATGCGGCAGTCTCGAGCTTTAAGTGGGAAAGGCTGCCAGGTGGTGTAATAGCAGATGATGACGAGCCTGAGCGTTTCGGGCATCTTCGCTAGTATCTTGTCGATTTCGGCAACGGGTGCTGGCATCTCAATCGGCGGCTTGCCTGCCGAGCCAGCGCCGAGCGGACCATATTCGACGATACGGGCTAGTAGCGTCTCTGCCGGCCAGCCCATCTCCTGACCAACCTTGCCGCGCCAGCGCGCCCACTCTTCTAAGCGCCAATCCACTTCCTTGGGTACGCCATTACGCAATGTTCTATTTTCAGACATACCCATCACTGCACTCATGTTGAACCCTTGCAATGTTGATTCATCGGTAGCGCCACTCCAGCAAGCGATCGGCCCAAATACGCAAGCTCTCAATTGAGCAAATGACATGCAATTGAATCTCCTGCAATGTGCTCCATTGCCCTTTGAACAGGTATTCGCGCTGCTTGCCCACTACTGCCACCGCCATTCGCCGAGATAGGCTTTGGTGGCCTCGATTGCCGCCTCTGTGGTGCGACAGACAACCACCCAATAACCCGCATCATTCAACTGCTGATGAGCGACCTTTTGCGTATCGGCCACGAATCCTTTTGCGCTTTTGAACTCAATGCGCATACCGTGATAGTCGCCACGCGGAATATCGATGTTCACATCCGGCATTCCAGGCGTTAATCCCTCGCGCTTGAATTTGAGCGCCGCAGGCATGCTCTTGCTCGAGCCATTCGGTACTGCGTAGATCAGCTTGCAGTATGGATATTGCAGACGCACCCAATCGAAATACGCGCATTGGATCTCGTGCTCCGTTGGCGTAAAGGGTCGCTTACGGTGAATGCGATCGATGTCGACGCCGCGGGTGCTCACTGCCGTTTCCTCTCTCGCCACGCGAGTAAGCGCGCATCAAGCCAATCCATCCAATAATCACATCCGGCTCCTAACGCAAAGCCAAAGAAAAATGCAGTCGCAACAATTTCATTCATAGAGACACCTGCGGATGTTTCACAAAGTCGCCATTGCCACGACGGTTATTGCAAGTCTTATGGCTGAGCGCGAGATTGCTCCTGTCATCTGTGCCGCCTTTCGATTTGGGGACAATGTGCTCCCACGTGGCATAGAGATGGTTTCTAAGCGGACCACCGGCGAACGAAATTTCTTTACCGCACAAACAACACAAGCCTCGTTGCGCAATAAGCTGGCTCAACTTGACATTCATGTCGTTGATGGGTTTTGGCTTGGGTTTCATGAAATTCCCTTGAGCGCATTTCGCACATCGACGACATTTGAGGGCGCCGTTTTTTTATGAGAAGAGGTCTTCCAAAGATCAAAAGCAGTTTTGTAGCCCTGCGGCGACTCGTATGCAGTCGGCTCGCGAAATCCATACTTTCGAGCCTCGTGCAAAATCGGCTGCCAGCGCGGGTCCTGGACTTTGCCGGCGCGAAACTCGACGCCACCGTACTGCTTGCCGTTGCGCACATAGTTACGAAAGGCCGCTTGCCAATTTGTATACATCCATCCGCCTGCCTCGGCCTTGTCGCGAAAAATTTTCAGCGTTCTCTCTATATCTATGGTGGCGAATTCTTCCGCCATGAATTCTTCAGTCGCTGGTGTCAGTGCAAACCCTTCTGGTATCGCTGTAGCTGGCGCGCGTCGCATAATTTCACCCATATTTTGTATCTATCGTTGGACCGCTTGTGCCTTGAGGGGGATTTAGATCCACGGAGGATCAGATCCCTGGGTCAACACCCCCCC